CGCGCCATTTGTGCGAGGCAGGCTTTGTTGCCGGGCGTCTCCATCCACAAGAAGCGCGGGCGAACTGCGGGACGCGCTGGGTCAATGTACGTGTATCGGCGGATATTGTTCAAGCCAGCCACACGGGCGTCTGCTGCGGGAATGAGACGCCAGCCGAGATGCAGCAATTCTTCCGCTACAGTCGGCCCCATGAACTCGCCTTTGATCTTCCCCTTGCTCGAAACCCGCGTGCGCCACGCATCGGGCGAACCGTGGATCACTAGCTTGTGAGGGTCGATGCCCGCAGCTCGCACCTTCTTGTCAATCTGCTCTGGCAAGTCCAACCGACCGATAAGTGACTCGCGTTTGTAGACCTGCCCGTCCTCGTCGATCGTGTAGTGACCCACGGCCCACGGATGGTGATACCCCCAGTCAAAGCCAAGCCATTGATGCCAGTGCTCAGGTGGAGTGAAAGCGGGAACCATGTGCGTGGCTTCGGTCAATCCGGGAAGGGCCAGACCCACGCCCGTTTCGAGGAGAGCCGCATAGACCTCCTGCATGAGCTTCGGTGAATCCGGTGGGTACTCGTCGATCAGATCCTGGATTGCTTTGGGTGAAAGGGTCGGGTTATCGAACGCTGTACCCGTGAACTCCACCCACTCAACACTTCGGGTTTTGGCTTGAATTTCTTTGCAGAGCAGGTTGAAGTAGCTCGGAACCTGTGGTGCCCCGGTATCGTCATAACCCCCGTCTGGCCCAGCGTTGGTCGTGGACATGATGATGAGCCAGCCATCGTTATCGAGCAGGGCCGGAATGATTACGTCTTGCAACGCACCCCGTAAGTCGAGCCAAGCCGCCTCGTCCACGATGACGCCAAATAAGCGTTTCCCGATACCACGGATCGAGTCGATAGCTTCCCGGTCGCCTGATCGGAGCATGAGCGCCCCGACTCCTGGTATCTCGACATCGTGGCGCACGGTGTTCAGGTCAATCCACGGCAAATGCCCCATCCGTGGAATGATCTCCTCACGCCAGAGGACAGTTGCTAGGTTGGGGTAGTTCTGCGCGATCCAGACTACATCGCCGCCAGCTAAGACGCCCTTCATCTGTGGGGTGCCATCTTCCCAACCTGGGCCGTGACCGAGTAATGAGGCTATGAACGCGAAGCGGGTCTTCATCCCGCGACGACCTACTCTGAAGACCTTGCGGGTAGCGGGACTATCGAGCCATTCGAGCTGCTTGGCTACGGGCTCAGGTAGTACGAGCTCGCCTTCGGCAACGGTGGGAGCGGTCACTGTCGCGTTGCTGTATGGAGGGGTCGCATACTCTCCCGTGTTTCGCGAGACTCACTGGCGGCTTTGGCGCCACTAAGTGCTCCGAGAGCCGCCCCAGCCATTGGCCCTGCCAACCCTCCTATACCGGGAACACAGCCACCGATCACACCCGCGAGTTCGCCCCACGGCACGTCCTCCCCAAACAAGTGCCATAGGATGACCGCAAGCATGCAACCGTCGATGGCATAACGCATTAGGAAGCGGTCACGCGCCTACCTTCCTTCGTGATACGAACGCGCACCTCTATAGGTCCACCGCCGGCGCCAGTTATCTCCTTACGCTTAATGAACATACCGCGATGTATCCCGATCAATTCAAGCGCCTTGTTCGCAACGGTGCCCTCGTACTGATACTCGCCGGTCTCCACCATTTCCTTCTTTTCGTGGTCGAACTGCATCACCGGGATAGCGACCATTGCCCGCTCTACGTTCTCCTTCAGGTGGTCTAGCACCCACTGCTCAGATAGTTCAGAAGCGGCAGCGCGTTCGGCTTGGGCAGCCTTCACAGCGTTGGCAATCCTAACATTCCCCAACAGCCTAGGGCCGGTGACATCGGCGTTTGTGGGGGTATATCCAGCCCTGATAGCGGCTTGCGTGGCATTCAAGTCAATGAGGTATTCGGATACGAACCGTTGCTGCTTTGGGTTGAGTCCACTCATGTCATCTCAGCCTAGAAACAGTTGGTTGACGAGTTTTAGATTGGCTATTGTGCATTAGGCCATATGCCCTATATTACATCTTGTCAGGGCAATTAAGCCCGGCAATGAAAAGGAGTCCCGATGAAAGCTAAACTCCCCGCAACTCTCACCGTTGAAATGACTTGCCTCTACCCCCGCTGGATCTGCTCGGTGAGCGATAACATCGGGACCGCGAACGGCGGCTTCTGGAAGGGCTTTAGGACTCACGCCGATATGTGGACGTGGCTCGACAGACATTCCTACAAGAGCGAGTTGGCTATCGTTGCGAGGGTTTGAACCGTGACCACACTCCAACGGAAGGTGCGCCGTGAGGCTCAGGGGGGCTCCTACGGCCCGATCATCGTCACCTTGGCACCAGAGGGCATCTACACCAGAGAAAAGGGCAGGCGGACGACTTACGGGCCAATCGCCTTCTCCCACATCCACACCCTGGGCGCAATGATGCGCGTTGCCCAGATCAAAAAGGAGCGCGTAATGGCGCGAAAGGCTAAGAGGCTGTCCCGTGACTGATATCGAGCTCCTACGTGATGCTATCAAACGCTCGGGCCTATCAGCTAGGGCATTCGCAACCAAGATGCTTGCCCGAGACGAGCGCACCGTGCGCCGATGGCTTGCGGAAGATTCACCGATACCGAAAGCAGTGATAGTGTGGCTCAAGGAATCACTTAAGGGGTTCTGACCCATTCAGCCGGATGTGCCTTTGGGCTCGGCCTTGATAGGGCCGAAGGTAAACTGTTCTGTCAAGTTATAGATAGTTAATGGGTTAAGCAACTGTCTTACGGTTCTGTTACTCCTTTACTGGTCGAAACGCCGGACACAAAACATCCTTTTTAGGGGTAGACCGAGAAGGGTCAACGACAAGTTCAAGAGCCCTTAGAGCAGCGAGACAAACGGGCTCCGCGACCGACCATCCTGCTTCTGTAATTTTCTTTGTCGCCGCCTCGGACTTTGAGGCGTAGGATTTCTGAATGGTGATCTTCCAGAGTTCGGGGTCGAGCCCGCTCGACTGGATGTCTACCCAGTAGCCGCGCCGCCGCATCTCAACCACGACCTGCCATCCGCCCTGAATGTTGCGCGTAAATCCATCCCCGATGCTGCGCTCCATTCGCTCGGCGGAGATAGGCTCTGACCCGTCTGCGCGATCCCAAGGCCCTCCTGCTAGGGAAGGCAGCCCCAGCCATCGCTCTGTGACGCCTGCATCATGGGATCGATACCAGAGAAAACCAAACAGCCGTTCGGCAATGAGGGCGTTGAGATCGCGCCGCGTCTCTGCCCTTGAACTTGCTTTTGATTTTTCTTGGTCCACCCCTGATTCTGTTTGTTCAGTCATTTTTCTCCCCCGCTGGTGTAGCCTGAGATACGACGCAAAGATTGGGGCCTCAGCTTTTCGCAGATGCGATCTAGTTCCGTCTGGCAACTAGGCTCGCAACCGGGATGAAGCGGGAGCCCGAATAGGAAGTGCCACTCCGATTCCGTCAGTGTTGTGCGCTCGACTTCGGCACGGAGGGAGGCCAATTCGGCGCAAACTTCTTTGAATTGGTCGTCCAGCAAGAGAGCTGATCGTGCGGCGAATTTCAGTTCCTTTTTCAGTCTCGCATACTCTTCTAGTAGAGCAGAACGAGCGGCGTACATTCTTTGAGCACGAGGCCCGTCTGGCCCGATTTCTCTCGGCTTGTCGTGGTCGGCTCCGTACTGCCATCCAAGAACCGCCTCGTGGTACTCGTCCAATAGCTTTTCCAGTTCCGGTGTGTCGGTAGGGGGAGTGGAGGGCGATGGTTCGATCATATTCCTGCCTTGGATGGGTCACTCGTAAACTGGAAGGGGTACCCGATTAGACTGGTAGGAACGGCGATGAATCTGGCATTCGTCCAGCGAAATTCTCGGCCATCCGGCAGCGCGAGATACCAGACCTTTTCCTCGGGGATTTTCTCCTCGGGGCCAGCCTCCATTTCCTGATACCAACGCTCAGGCGTGAACATCGGCTCAATAGCAACGCGCGCAAGTTTACCGAGCCGCGCGCCGTAGCGGTCGTCCATGTAGATGGTCGAGCACTCAAGCACCAGATCCCCGACCTGATACGCAATCATCCTATCGCCCAACTCTTTGACGATCGGCGCCGGATTACCGACCAGCGTTGCCCCGTAGAGGTTGTAGGCCAGCGTTTCAATCAGCTTTGTTTCAAATGGAGGCGATGTAACGCACATCTGCACCGACTGATCTGGCAGAGTCTTGAGCACGGTTAGCGCATCACCTTCCAGGATTCGCACGCTCATTTCGGGGCCACCCCAGAGAGAGACAGACAGGCAGGGTGAATCATGGCTCGACTACCAGAACTTTTGTCGGGTCGCCCATCATCTCGATTGCATCGGCTATCGGCGTGTCGTACTGCGCTTCACGGGGCGGTAGGGGCGCAACATCGAAGAGATACCCGAAGCGTTTCCCTTGCTTGACAAGCCACGCATCCCGCTTCTTGGCGTCTGTCAAATCGTCGGGAACGGGAACATCGACGAGGGCGGGGAATTGCGCGAGGAGCGCAGGGGCGCACTCACGGGAAGCGCGGGGAAGCTGGTGAGTGTAGAGCGATTCCCCTGTCATCCAGTTCAGAATGTCGTAGACGCCATCCATATGGCGCGTTGAGACAAGCCGGCCTGTGGTGATCGTGAGAACGTCGCTGATATGAAACTGTTTTGTGTCGCTCATTTGGATGATTTAGAGTTGAGGTGATCCCGACTTTTCCAGTTCCGCTAGACGCTTCTCGACATCTTTCATCCATGCTGACTTCTCGGGGCTCTCGCAATCGGGCTGACCGAGCTTCGCGTCGAGTGCTTCCAGTTTGCGGAGGATTTCCTTGTACTCGTTGAACGTGTTAGGCGTCCATTGGAATGCTGGAATGTTCTGATGCCCGTAATCGTTTATCACGCTGACCATGCACATTTAGCCTTTCTCCTTTAGGTGATCCTGCCATGCTTGCTCCGTGTCGGCTGCTGCTTTCTCGGCGTTGAAGTCGGGGAACTCCTCGTCGAATACCCAGTGGTAGTCATCGTGTAGCTTGTGGCATCCCTGCTCGAACTGGCCGTCGAAGGGCCTGCCTCGATCCCCGCAAAGAGGCGCAATCCATTCGTACCCAGCTTTGTAGCCCGTCCCTTTCTCGGATGGAGGTGCGCAATGAGCGTTCTCCGAATAGCCCACGACACCGCAAGCAGCACACGGCAAGGTCTTCATCCAAATGCGACGAGTCTTCGGGCCATAGATGCGATTCGTTTCCTTCGCTGGACGCGGCTTCTTTTTGATCGTCGAGTACATTTTTCCCCCGTTAGCAGCTAAGCGTTTATCAGATACCCGTTTCACGGCTGTCCGCTTGGGAATTGTCATGCGGTCATACTCCCAGAGAGATGGGCCGGAAGCCGCGTTGAATACTCGACGCTAACCCATGAGTTGCCCGCGCACTCACCGTAGATGGCATAGACTTGGCGCACGTAGAGGTCACAGAGCCACCGCATGTAACCGTCATTGCAGCGACGAGGTATCCATGCGAAGATCAGCGTCCATCGCGTTTCGCCATCCTTCGGAATCCGCTTAGCCTTCCACCTCATTTCATTTTCTCACTCTTATGGCGTTTCACGGGCTGGAACGGAGCGCGATTAGTTCCTTTTGTAGCTCTGCGACGTACAGTTCTATGCTGGAACGGGCTGCGTCGTAGCGTTCCGTTGCCGAGTCCCAGTCGAAGTCCTCGTCGATTTCGCCCGCTTCCAGATTGGCTTCGTGGAGGATGCAGACTGCTTTCTCGTAGTCATTGAGCAAATCCTTGACGGTCGGCCTTTCGGGTGTACCGGGGGAGACGGAATCGGGGGAGGCGCGGGCAAATGCGGGAATAGAGGCAAGTTCCTTCCATCGACGCAGTAGATATTGCGCTTCCCGTCCAGCTGGCGTGTCTTTGAAGGCGTAATGGGCTGCCGCTCCCAATGCGTTATTCGTCGCCATATTCAGCCGATGCACCTCGTCCGTTTCGCCGGGTACTGATTCTGAGGGGAGGGTCATCCGGGCGTCCATTCTCGAAGATGTTTTGGGTTACGACGTTCTTGGCACACGCCACAGGCGCATATCGGATAGCGGCGAGGTGCAATCCAACGGTGAATTAGGCGCGTCCACCAGTGAAGCTCCCAACTGGCCTTGAGCGGTACAGCGGGAACCCATCGCCCGCTGAGTAATTGCTGCACAGATGGCTCGGGCCTCTTCTCTGTCTCTGGTGGTACGCCGGAGGAATCAGACATGAGGGACACTCCGATAAATCACATCGCCCGTGGACGTTTTCTTTATGAGGTCGCAGAGGTTTTCGCGAGCTTCGTTGTATTCGCCAACGTGCCTACACGGCATCGACTCGCACTCGCAGTCGGTAAGATTCCGAACCGCCATGTCGAAGCGATTGATCGGGTATTCGTACCAAGGCGTAAGCGATCTCATGCTATCGACTCCCTTGTTGCGGTAGTGGGTTGGATGCGGGGTCAGCCCTGCAACTTGATGCGACTGCCACGCGGCTGTGCCTTCTCCTGAAGTCTTCGAAGTTCGGCTTCGCGCTCGGCGATTTCGCGCTTCAGGGCTGACTGCTCGCGTTCCTGCTTGAAGTACCGCTG